CAATTTAGAGATACGAGCTTCAATCTGAATAGCTGGTTGATAGTCATTATCCACAATCGAGGCACTATCACCAATGGATGTCCCTTTAGGAAGTAGAGTTATATCTACTTCATAAGTAGCCTCTGGATAAGCTCTTTTCTTGAGCTGTAGCATTGTCTCTTTAAAGAGTGCTTCTTTAGTCTTGGCTTCACTCTGGTAAGTATCTACGATATATCCACCATCACGCTCGACATTATCATGACGGCTCCAGCGTTTTCCTTCTAGAATGTCATAAAGAGTGTCCCCACCAACCCAGTAATGCCCATCGTTGTATTTAAACCCTTGCAGCGTCAATCCGTCTGCACCGTGAGCTCGTAGCGCTGTTGCAAGATGTTCAATGCTTTCTTTCTTTGTAATCTTGCTTACGTTAATTCCATACTCTAGACGGATTTTCTTATCTTCTCCAATACGCTTATGGAAGTTAACAAGTTTACGATGTACTTTCCCATGAACAAATTCATAGCTGAAGCTCAGCTCTACATCAAATGCTTTAGCAATCCTTCTCATGCGTTTAACGGCAGTCTCGAAGTTCTCAACCTTAATATTTCTCTTGCTACTATCTGGAACATCATTCAATCCGATTTCCCAGCCAGAATCTAAGGAAGCAGCAGCAAAGTACTCTTTGAGAGTCCTAGAAGTGCCGTCTAGTGGCCACACTGTTTCTCCAAGCAAATCAAGGCCACCGTCTTCACAGTAGAATGTCTTGCTGTCGTTATCCTGCTCAATCGATACAATCTCGAAGCCTCGTGTCTGATTTCCATCCATAACGAATACATAGCAGCCATTAATGATTTTCTCGAGTTCTGGATTGCCATCCTTATCGATAGTAAACTCATAAGTTCCAACTCCAGTATCTAGATCTTGTTCAAACCAATCATCATACGCGATTAAACCGCCAGCTAAATCAAAACTTAGCTGGCAGAGTGTTTCGTATCGTCTATTAGTAATTGTTATCATAGCCACCGCTCCTTAAATGTAGCATCTACGACTGGAATCTTATTTTCATCGCCAATAATAGCGATTTCTGTAATTCCAGGCTGGATAGAAAATACTTTGCTTGCTGCATTAATGTACTTACGTTCACCGTTTACAGTAAGCTTGTTTTCAGCGCTATCAAACACCACTAAGTCATTCGTGTTAATAACTGCTGGGCCATTCTCATAGCCGTACTGCACTACGTTCCCATTGGGATGCGTGAAAGATATCATCTTGTATGCTTTCCCTGAAGTAAACTTGTAAATTGGATAAACAGGAGCCGTACCTTCATTGTTGAATATTAGTTTGTTTGATTCCCTTCTAGCAGCCTTCTCAGTTTTCGAGATTGCAAAAGGGTTAAAACAGTGGATTTCAAAAGAGCCTTCTGAATATCTGAATGTAATCAGATTGTAGTCAGTAGTTCCAGCCACGATGCCCTCATAATAAACGTCTGGCTGATAGCCAAACTCAAAGCGACTCAATCCAGGCACTAGCAGCGCACGTTGAAGAGCAATCTTACTCTTCTCAATGCGATCACCTAAGAGAGTAAATTTAACTTTAATTACTCTCTTTCCGAATCGTCTGCGAATAAACCGCTCACCATCAGCGAGAGCATATTTCTTAGAAGTGGTACTAATGCTTGGACTGAATCCAAAATCAATATTATTAATAATTAATAAATCGCCAAGCTCTTGGCCGTTAACCTTGAAGCTAAACATTAGCGCTCACCTCTCTTCCGTTGTTCTCGTCTATTGTGTTTAGTTTGTTCGTCTGTTACATAAGGTGTAATTTGCTTTCCGACTACTTTGCCATCCAATTCAACTGTAGTGTGAATTTCCACTACTTGATTATCTGGTTCTGTGTCGTATCTGTATTGCTCTGGCTTCCAAGCGCTCATTTGAGCAGCTTGCTGCTTAGATAACTGAATTCCACCAGCCACAGCGACATTGCTGCCGATTTCTACATCGCTGAACACTTGATTATCCAGATACTTGTCTACTACCTCATTAATATCTTCTGCGATAGCTTGAACAGTAGTTTTAACACCTTTGAAACCGAGCTGTAATCCTTCCTGTAAGCTGTCCATGATTGCATTTCCGTGTGGGATTAATAATCGTCTATCATAGCTGATTGGGCCTTTGTGTTCAGCAATCCAGTTAGCGATTCCGCCAACAAAATTCTTAACACCTTCGAATGCTGCTTTGATACCGCCTAGAAATCCATCGATAATGGCTTTCCCTGCCGCCCACAAGTCGATTTTACCCAAACTTGAAACAATTTTACCGCCCATTTCTCCTATCTTTCCGAGTACTTTTGGAATCATTTGTACTAATCCTTTAATCAAGCTGGATATAATTTGAACTCCAGCGTTTAAAATCTGAGGTAAGTTGTTCCAGATTGTAGTAACCAGATTAGTAATCATATTGATTCCTGTGTCCACTAAGCCTGGAATTCTCTGGAGAATCCCACTGATTAAATTAGTAACAACTTCGAATCCAGAACTGATGAATTGAGGTGCGTTGTTGTAGATTGTTTGCAGCAGCGATGAAATCAAATCAATTCCAGCTTGTAAGATGCCTGGAGCAGCTTGAACCAATCCATCGATTAGTTGGAACACGAAATCTGTCCCAGTTTGGAAGATTGATGGCCAGTTCTGCATAAACGACTCAACGAGTCCATTAACGATATCACTTACAATATTCAGTAGTCCTGGGATTGCTTCTAGAGCGCTGTTGTATATTCCTATGACCATATCGCTTCCCATTTGCAGCAATTCTGGCACTGAGTCCATGATTGAACCTAAGTTCTCTCCTATAGCTGCACTGGCTAATTCAAACGCTGATTCTAGGATGTCTGGAACACCTTTAACCACGTTCCACAGCATTGGCAAGAAGTTATCTACAAAGAATGTCTTTGCAGTGTCTGCTAATGCTATCAGAGCAGGCTCTACATCCTCACCAAGTGCCAAATCACCAAGCAAATTATGTGCTGCAGCCTTCATCGCGTTAAATGACCCAGTGAAGGTAGTGGATGCTTCCTTCGCAGTTGTTCCAGTGATATCAAGGTTATCTTGAATCGCGTGGATAGCTGTATATACATCATTCAGATTGTTGATGTCGTATTTAGTTCCAGTGAGCTTCTCTGCGTCTCTTAATAAACGCTGCATCTCTTCCTTAGTACCACCATAACCAAGTTTTAAGTTATCCAACATGGTATAGTTTTGCTTTGCAAATCCTTGATAGGCTGTCTGGATGCTTTCCATAGATGTACCCATCTTATTGGAATTGTCAGCCATATCAATCATCGCCATGTTGGCCACTTCCGCAGCTTTTGCAGTATCACCGCCCAACGATTGCAGCAAACTTGCACTGAAGCCTGTCACGTTCTCCATATAGGCGTTTGCAGATAGTCCAGTCGTTTTATATGCTTCATCAGCATACTTAATGACTTGAGTTGCATTATCTTTGAACAGCGTTTCAATACCGCCAAGCGATTGCTGCAAGGAAGCTCCCTCGCTTAATGCAGCAGTAATACCAGTCTTAATAGCAGCACCAATTCCAAGTGCTGCAGCAATTTTTAAGGCTGCTCCTTTAAATCCGCTCATGAAACTGGTTCCTGCTTCCTGTCCAGAGCTTGCTACTTCTGAACCCATCGCTTTCTGAATCATTCCCTTAATTCCTTGAGCTGATGGGATAATTTGAACATAAGCAGCTCCTAATTCTGTTGCCATTAGTCATCCTCCTTTCTTAACAATTTCTCTCTTTCTCTTAAGAAGTCCTCGCTTGATTCAAATCCAATCAAGTCGCTTGTTTTCGATTTTTGCTGCGATTTTGTCAACAGTGCGACCATTGATTGAGGATAGTTGCGACCGTTCATGCCATCTTTAGTCTGCTGCCATATCAACACGTTTAACTTGTCTTGTATTCCAGCGAGCAGCATAGTCTCAAACGGAACTTCGATATCATTCATCTTCATTTTGATTCTTGAGTCTTCTCTTAAACCAAAAGAAAAAACGGCCACCATTTTTAATGGCAGCCGTCTGTAATCGTATATTTGATATGTTTCAGCAAGATCACAGATAAGCGCGTCTTCATCAGTCGCTATCATTTTAGCGAGGATTAAGATTTTTTTAATTCTTTATTTTCAAAAATAGTTTTCATAGTGTTAACAACATCATCTTTTGTAACGAATCCATGCTCATTGCGCATGCTGTTTAAGAATGCTTTGGCTTCATCCTTAAATACAAACTCGACTAAATCTGGAAGATATAACACGCTCTTTTCTACCTTTGAAAGTGCCTCTAAAAAATCGTAACTCTCAAGTAATTCTTCAGCAATACTGTAATTGAATCCTTTTTCTGTTGTTCCTGTAATCATTTAATTACCCCTTCTTTTCAATATGTTCATAGTGAGTAAAGCCGTTTGAATCTGGGAATGCAGATACTGTGCTTTCATATCCGAGTGTTTCAGAGTCTGAGTATGAAATTTCTCCAATCTCAATTAACTTAGCCAGAGGAATAACTACACGTTTTAAGTATCCGCCTTGAAGCACAGAATCAATAACCATAACTTGTGGCTCAGCTTCTTCTAGTCCTACTTTAATTGTAATTCCTGTTTCAAGGGAGCCTTCAACATTATTTTTTCCATAAACAAATTTAAGAACATTGATATTCAATCCTTCAATATACGTCATTTTGAATTTGTCTGTTTTATCCTTTTGAGTAGAGTTAACGATAACGCCACCCCACGCTTTGACATCTTCAGTTGATGCCGTATTTTCATTTTTAATTCCTTCTTCAGAAATGAACCCTAGATTTTTGAATGCTGGATCTAGTTCAGTTTTAGCATCGGTTGGCAATGCTGTATTTAATGGTGCGACAAACACAGCACCAGTGACTTTAGGCTTAACGGCCGTAACTTTAGTTGCATCGTTTTTATTTTCTGCCATCACAATTCTCCTTTGATTAATAGTGTTTGATATCAAATACTGCTTGATATCTATATTTTTTACTTTCCGTATCTGTGTATATGTAGTCACTATTAAGCGATACACCAGATACATCATCTAATTCGACTAACATCTCAACTGCAGCCTTAACTGCTTCATTCAACTGTGCAGCCTTATACAGCGTTGAATCGTAGCTCTGGAATACAATAGTTGAAGACTTGAGATGTTTTCTCTTTCCGCTGCCAGTCTGCTCGATTAATACGAACTTATCTGGCATCTTAGCTGCACGCTCCATGACTACTTTGCAGTCGAGCTTAGTAACTAAGAAATTGCGAATCGTTTCAAGAATCATCATCTCACCGCCTTTAATAGAGTATTATTCTTTTTTGTGTCCTTGATTGTCTTTACGGTGGTAGCTTTAACACTCGCATTGGCACGAGTTTTACCTGTGAAAGTAGATACTTCATATCCATCACCAGCTCTCCCTTTGATTGCTTCAGCGCGTTCTCTGAGCATTGCTTTCACCTCTTCTGAGCGCAGCATATCTCGAACACCTTTACTATTCAATTTAAACTTGAAATCACTCATATCTTTCCACAGCCACCTTCTTATGCCAACGAGTAGGAACTAGCTCCTCAATCCCTTCCTGAACAGGGCCAAATGAACGGAACTTCTTACCAAAGAACTCAATAGTCTTATCTTCCCATTCGTGAGTGTCTCCTTTAGGAATGGCCAGCAGATAGACTGCTTTCTTTCCTTCAAGCTGCACTGAATTAATAACATCATCGGCACTAGCAGGAGCAACAAGGACATCCTCTACTTGAACTGCTTGCTCTTCGAGGATGTCGGCTCCAAATCCATCGCTGCCAGTTTTCATAGTTTGATATAGTGTGACTGTAATTCCTTTAATTTCCATAAGGCTCAATCACTCCAAATCTCTGAGTTGTTAGTTTCAATCGTTTCTTTTCTGACTCTTTAATGTAGATGCCGCCTCCTGGAACTAAATACGAACCACTAACTGAGTAACCCATTGCGCTCTGTGCGAACTGTGTCATCGGCTCTTGAGTCGTTGAAGTCATTAGAGCACGAGACACGACATCAACAGTCACAGACTTAACAACGTTCCTAAAACTTTCACGCTCCAGAATCATATTGTCTAAGTCTTTGTCGTATTGATAAGCCTCTTCACGCAGCATGTCTGATACTGTATCAAGAAGCGCTTCGGCTCGTTCTCTTTCAGTAGGCTGCAGATTTCTCCACATCTTCTGTAAATCATCTAAAGTAGCAAATGAAGCCATTAGTCATCATCCTTTGCTTCTTTCTTTTTAGTTGCTTTTTTCTTTGGCTCTTCTAATGTCTCCCATGAGCCAGACAGCACGCTGTCTGACTCAATGATGACACCATTATCCTTATTGATATATTTCATATCGATATCCTACTCTTCTTTAACGCGTGCGAAGGCTTTCTCATCTAAGATGCCCCATCCAACATTAACTTTTGCACGCAAGCAAACTTCATTATGTGCTTTTAAGTCACGGCCAGCTCCATCTGGATCACCATATTTAATTACTTCTAGAGAAACTGAATCTACATAACCCCATTTAAAGCTGTTTTCGAAGTCTCCTACAATTACATGATCTTTTTCTGCTTTTCCGCCAGTCACTACCATGTTTTTTGTTTCCTCAGATTTCATGCCAGCAAACACTTCTGGAGTTTGTCCGAATTGGAACTGTGGATACTTAACAACGTTATTTTCTTTAATTTCTGACATATCTTGTGATGCTTTTGTAGAAAAAAGAATACCGTTTGCTTCTTCACCAAGTGCTTTTAACGCTCGAATTGCAGTATTAATATTTGATTCGATTTTATTTTCTTCATAATTTACAATATTTGTTTTTACTAACCCATCAAATGAGTTTGTGTCGCGGAAGCTTCCGTCAGTCATTGATTTTGGTTCTAATCCATGAATAGCTGCAATATCGATTGCTTCTGCAAGTTTTTTAGAAAAACCTTCATTGAATTTTTCTAAAAAGTCAATTTGCTTTTCCTCGCTCATAGTTAAGAATTTTTCAGATACACGAGTTTGATATGTGATTTCGTAAGGGCTAACTACTTTAGGCTTAATGTCAGCCTTTCCAGCTTTGACTTGTTCGCCTTCTCCAACAATCTGAGCGTTTCCTTCTAAGTTGAATACAAAATATTCTTTACCTTCTTGTGGAACTGGATCTTGTTTAGATAATTTTGCTAGTACTGATTTGCCTTTTACCTTTGAAAATAATTCTTTTACTAATTGCGGTGGATATAATGTTCCTGCTTCTAATGCTGTTTTTTCTGTCATATTAATTTCCTCTTTTCTTTTGTTTTATTGGTTTAATTGATGCAACACTTGTCGCATTGATGCTGTGCGTTCATCAGCAACAACTGGTTCCATATCTTTCATAGGCGCAACGATTGTTTTTTGTTTAATAAATGCAGATAATCTTTCCGCATCGGCTTGCAAGCTTTCTTCATCGTCCCCTTGAAGTCGTTCTGCCAAGTCGTATGGAATTCCGTTTCGCACTGCAACTTGTGTTCTAAGCTGCGTTTTCTTAAAGCTATCATTGATTTTTTGTAATTCAGCTAATTCAGAGTCTTTAGCGCTAATAACTCCATCTTTTTCTTGTAATAATTGGCTATTACCATCAATTGCATTAAGCAAATCAGCTTTTTCTTTTTCCAATTTCTTCACACGTTCCGACAAGCTCTCATAATCGGCGTATTTCTCGCGCTCACGTTTGATACGTTCACCAATAATTCGATCTAATTCTTCCTGCGTTTCAATTGTTTTAAATGACATATAAATGTCTCCTTTCCCGCGTTTACCTGCGCGTACAGTAATTTTTTTATTAAAAAAAGCCACTACATAAGCAGTGACCTTTAGTTTAATAACTGATTTTTTGAACGCGCTTAGGCTTAGCCGTAGCGCAGGCCCAGTGTGATAATAGCGCACTGTCCATTAAGCTAATGTCCACATCATCAAAATGTGAACGATATCCAAAGCCACCATTAGAGCCAATATTTCTCTTGTCGCAGTTTGTTACAACTTTTGACAGAGACGGCTGCCCAGAGTGGCAAATTGTTTTTTGGTAGATGCCTTGCTCCCACATAGCATTGGCCACAATAATCTCTTTAACAGTTGGCAGAATAACATTCTTAATTCCGTACTCTCTTAATTCGTCATAGAGTACTTTTTGCCCAGAAGCTCCATCAATAACAATTTGAGCAACGTTTGCTTTTTTAAGAAATGATACAATCCAGTCATTTCCATTTCGTACTGATTGGCAATCAACTGCCTCAGTAAATATATCTCCATAATCAGTTTTAACTGAGATACTCAATGCAACGTTTGTGCCGTCTTGTCCATATTTAATACCAGCGAATAGCTGTCCTTTAAATTTAGGAATTTCTTCAATTCTCAATGCTTCCCATTCTGTCTCTGAGATAGCTGATTTCTGGTTATATTTAGGCCAATAGCCAAGCCGCTGCACGTTATGATCGAGCTTATCATCACCCAACTCTGCCTCAATCTTCCGCTCGTCTAAGTGATATCCCATTGATGGGTTTGATTGATACCAGGCTTCTACATCGTTAATATCTCGTTCTTCTGGAACTGACCACTCACACCACCCAGAATATTTAGCTCTGCCAAATAGACACGATTCTCTAAATTTAGAGAACACAGTTCCGCTAGATACTGGAGTTGGAGGTGTTCCGCAAAGAATAGTGATAGGATTATCACTGTCAGTAACCGTATATTTCAACGCTGACTCCTGCTCAGTTGTATATTCTTGAGCTTCGTCTATGATCATGATGTCGAATCCTTCACCAAGTCCACCATTCGATGTACGAGTTCTAAACTGGATTACTCCTCCAGTAGAATACAGCTCGATACGTTCTTGACCTTTTGCTCGAATAGAGTTGAAGTCTTCTCCATCGACATAACCCATTTTTTCTAGGTATTTTTTCATCTTTTCGAACGATGAATGCGATGTGCTAATTCTGTGTGCTGTATGCAGGATGTTCAATCCTTTATGCAGCGCCCACAATTCAACGATGTATAGAATCTCAGACTTACCATTCCGCCGTGGAATTGAATATCCGAATTTTTGATGAACCCACAATCCTTTTTTATCAAGAGCCATTACAGGCTCTAACAGCTTCTTTTGCCATGTGTAACATGAGAGACCTGTTTTCTCGTATATTTCAATGGCTTCTTTAACTAGAGAACGTTTTTTTACAAATGGCAAAAGGACAGCTTGTGTAGGAATCTGATTCCCATATTTCTTCCTAGCCACTCAATCATCCTTTCTATTTTCCAGCCTTCTTTGCAGCCTTGTCTTTCAATTCAAGGTATGCTGCGCTCTTTTGATTTTTTTGATTTACAAAATCTTGTAATGAGATGTTATTCATTGCTGCTCTTCCAAGCTTCTTAGCAATGGCTTGATATTCTCGTCTGTCTTCGGATGCTAGATTATCTGCCACATCACTCTCACGCTGCTTATTAAATGCAGCACGCGTATTAACCTCATTACTCCACTTCTTAGTCCAGACATTCTGCTTCTTTCCATCTCCTGGATGATAATCGACAGTGCATGTACATCTATCATGCCGTTTAAACACATCTCTACTGACACCAGGATATTGATACACTCCAGCAATTTTGTCGCACCAGTCGCAACAATTACCATCCGTGCTGCGGATGATTTTCGGCTGTAATCCAGCATTGTAATGAAAGTCAGCATTAACTTGAATATGCTTATCTACTACATTTTTGCTGAAATTAACTACTGGCTCACCTAGAATCCATGAAACATCATCAAATGTATTTTCATAAGCTATGCGATTGATTAAGCTGGCTATTCTAAATTGATTGATAGGAGCTTGAATCGACTTCAATCCAATCCCTGCTTCTTTGTTAAGCGTTTCTTGTACTCTCATAGCATAAGAACTAACAATCCTGTGGTTAGTTCCTAGTACATCGTTTAAGATACGCTCTGCAATGTTGTAATACATTTTTCCGTCTGGCAGCACAGCACTGCTAATGTTCTGCTGCAGAGCCTCTGAGATTAGCCTTCCGAGTGCTACGGCAAATTCGTGCGCATCGATGAAGTTAGCTTTACCGTTTGTTAATAGAAGCAGCAATCTTTTTAATTCTGGATTATTCTCAGCAGCTTCAAAGAAATCTTTTTGAATTTTTTCAAGCAAACCTGGAACAATATCATCCATTCACATCAGCTCCTTTCACATTTATTGCTAACACATCATTATTCAGCAGTTTTATCTTCAATTTTAGTTTTATTCAACATTTCTGTTGCTTCTGCCTCGCTCATTCCTGTTGACATAAGCAACGTAATTCCATTTTCCTTAGAGAGAACACCTTTTTGGTAATTACTGAGCAGTGAAGTTATCTCATAAGTTGAGATAATTCTATTTTTCTGTTTATCAGCTCCATTATCACTAACTGCCGTTTTTGGTTCTATTACCTCTTGTGCAGGTTTAACATCCATATTTCCTTTAATTCCGCTCAAATCGTAGATAATATCTGGAGTCAAGAAGTTAGGCATTGCTTGATTAAATTTAGAAACGGCATCACCTAATAGAGATAGTGCTGACACATCCGCTTCAAACAACGGTTCCCACTTAAGTACTGTATTAGAGAATTCTTTTCTCAAGTAACGTACTTCATCGCGTAGACATACAGATACATACGCTACATTAAGAAGTCCAGAGCCTAGAGAACGCTGTGCAGCCTTTCCTGCAAGCCTTAAATTCTCATGACTTGCCTTGATAGCTTCAACGCTTGACGGATTATCCGACACGAAGCCTAAATCGTCTAGTGTTAATCCAGTTTCTCCAGCAAATCCAGCAGCAGCCATCTTGAGCTGCTCAACAAATGGAGTCATACTTGCTGCAGTGAACTGTCCTACAGTCGGCTTGTCTCTGTCGTCATCTTTAGTAAACATGATGAAGCTTGAAATAGTAGCTTTCCAGCTTTCCATCGGCTGCGCATCCTGGCTAACTCCCAGCACATACTTTTGAGGGAATGAATAGAACTCAGCAGTTACTTCCGAACGCTCAATAGTACGCTGTGCTGTCTTCTGATAATCAATACCAGAGCGAGTGATACGCGAGCGCCCAAATGGTCTAGAAGCGTCTGGCCTGTGAATTACTGGCACCAGCAATGGAATTCCAGTAGGATTTTCAATAGAGTAAGGCTCTTCATTCTTTGGATAGAAAATTGTTTCTTCTGGAGTGAAGTATGCTTCTAGTGTAGGAGTGTTGTTGTCTCCTCTCTGTAGCACTGCATAGCCTTCTGTTAGTAAGTTAGTGATTGGATCTAGAACACCAGTCGCATTACTAGCCTCGATGACTTGCAAGCGTGGCATTCCTTCTTCATCCTTCGATATGTAGATGAAGCAGCATGAACCAATCAACGCGGATAGGATTGCTGAATCAAAAAAGATATCTGGATTGTTAAATCGAAATATTTCATTAGCGTTAAAATTGTCGTTTGCAAATTCTCTGAACACTAATCTATCAGCTAGACTGTCCACTGCTTTTGTAGTCCAGCCAAGTACTGTCTTGTATTTATCTCTAATCTGTGCTGGAATCGTAATCCCATCCGAATTATCAAGTTTCTGCATTGAATAGTAGTCATATCGCATTAATACTCTGCTGCGATATAGATTCAGCTTGTTCTGCAGATATGCTTTGCCTTTTAGTTCCATTTCTTTCTCCTTTTCGTGTTTTTGGCGCGAGAAAATATGTACAGTGACTGCGTGAAGGTCGCGAGAGCTGCAGGGTAGGTACCCTCCCCCCTATCAGTCTGGAACGTAATTTGTCCAATCTTTAGTTTGTGGCAAATTTCGGTTTCCTACGCTTTGTTTGATTTCTCGTGCTTGATTGAATAATTTGTCTGATTTATTTCTGTTGCATGTCCAGTGAGCCAGCTGGAGGTTATCAATGTCGCTTGGGTGTCCTCCCTTGTTAATTGGAATGATGTGGTCAATCACTGGTGACATAGGGTGTGGATGTTTTAATCTTGTATCAACAGGTTTCCCACAAATTCCACAGATATTCTGAGTCTTCAGTATTATCTTCTTGTTCTTCTCGAATGCGACTCGATGGGGGCCAATTCTATCTGGGCGGGCCATTTTAACTGCCTCCTCCTTTCATTTGAGGGTAGGGGGGTATTTTTTTTATTGTATAAACATTAAAAAAGCCACTATCAGAGCGTGTCTGTGCATATAGCTAGTGGCAGTTTGGCATCTTGTTTTAGGACTCTTCGGAGTCTCTTTGAATTTATCATATCTTATATTGTGTTAAATTCGAGCAACGCTCGAAACTGTTGATTTAATAATATTTATTCAACTTTTCATTTTTGAATTTACAAATTCTCATTATGTTAAATTGAACATCGTTATAAGTAGAAATCGTCCATCGATTTATCTTGCTGATCTTGTTGTATTCCGATATATCGAAGTGTAATATCTGGACTTGCGTGGTTAAATAGAACCATCAACATGGCCACATCTTTATTATTCTTATAATGATGATAGCCGAATGTTTTCCGCATTGTGTGAGTTCCAACGTTCTCAATGCCGATATCTTCCGCTGCAGCTTTAAGAATGTAGTAAGCAGCTTCACGAGTGATTGCTCTATTCTTTCCCTTTCTACTTTTAAACAGATAATCATGTGAATTCATATCTTTGATGTACTCTTGTACTTCCTTTTTGAAAGCTTTGTTCATCTTTCTTTTGAGAATCTTTCCTGTTTTCAATTCTCTGATATTCACATACTGCCCTTGAACATCCTTAGCTTTTAATTTAATAATGTCACTGATTCTTAATCCAAGATTAATTCCAAAGACGAACAGCATGTAATTACGTTCGTTCCATTCTTTTAAGTAATCTTTCATAGCCTGGATATCATCAGGGTCTCGAATAGGTTCTACGAAGTTCATACTGTTTCCTTTCTTAAAAACTAAAGAGCGTACTTATTAGCACGCTCTTTGACCGTTTTGTTGGTTTATATGGGGAATTACCGTGAGTGGAATCGAACCACTCTACATCCAACACGGCACTGTTAGCAGTCGTCCATGCTGCTAACTTGGATACACCTTTTTCAGGACTGGCTTTTTAAAGATGTTTCCGCATCTCTATCCTTGTATCTACACGATACCACAGTACATATTTTATACCTTTTTAGTTTTTTTACTTTACAACGTTTTTTTATTATGAAATACAATTTTTCTAATTTTCGTATTTATCTACGCCTAAAGCATAAGATAGCAACCTTATTCCTTCTACTCTGAAATCTCTTATTCTGAATTCACTATAATTCATTTCCAATCCGATTTTAATATCACTTTGCTCTTGTATTAATGAGCGGTATATGACTAACCTGTTAGTGGCTGGCAATTGATTCAAAGCATCGTTTACAAGATCCACAAATTCTTTATGCTTTCTTCCGTGTGTGTCTGCCCACAATGCTGCATCCTCTGTCGAAGAATGAAATCTATTTGAAAATGAAGGTGGAACAATTGTGTACTGCGGCGTAATTCGTGGTTCGCTTTTTAAGTAAAGTTTATTTAATGAATTTTTATATCTAGCTATCACTCTCATTACGGCTTTTTTTGTAGCTTTATAATCAAGTTCTGGATAATCAAATAGTTCTATATTTTCCAAATACTTGCACCTCGATTCATTAGAATGGCAAGTCGTCGTCTGATACTCCATCGAATGGACTTTCTTCGATTGGTTGAAAGGCATTGTTTCTAGATTCTGTTACTTTCTTGGACTCTAGTAATGAAAATGTCTCAGCAACTACTTCAGTGATGTATTTTTTTATGCCATCCTTTTCATAACTTCTTGTTTGGATTCTCCCTTCGATTCCAACCAATGAACCTTTGTTTGTGAATTTGATAAAGTTTTCTGCAGCAGTAGACCACATCAAACAACTGATGAAATCTGATTCGTATTCGCCATTTTGGTTCTTGAATTTCTTTTGTACTGCAACACTGAACTGTGTATACTTAGTACCGTTTGTTGTAAATTTTAGTTCTGCTTTCTTTGTTAATCTACCTACTAGCACAACGTTATTAATCATTTACTTACCTCCAAATCTACACCGTCGATTAATTCTATCGACTTTTCAACCATGTCTCTTACGATCCAAATTACAGATTCACCTTTGTATCTAACAATGATACTCATGCCGTTTAAACTTCTACTAATTTCAATTTTTTCACCGTTCTCTTCGTTAGTTGCTGTTCCAATTAGCTCTCTCATAATTAACTGGTTTTTTTCTAATATTTCTGGTTTAATCATTTTTATCTCCTTTTCCAAATTCTTCAATAGCTTTTTTTACAAAATCTTCAGTTACAATATCTTTTAGTAAATCATCAATTTGTTTTGAGCTTAAACGTCTTTCGTTCGATTTTTCTAATTGATACAACTTCGCTGCATCCCTAGCAGTTGATTTTGCAAATGATTCTAATAATATCGTTTGAGTTCCTATCGACAAATTCTTATTCTTGCATTTTTTAATTACCTTCAATTCATCAAATTTATCTACTGATATAACCCCTATCGTATTATTTTCTAATTTTCTTAAAAACCACGGTTCATTACATATATCGTTATATAATTCTATTGGCATCACAAAATAGTTTTTATGTCCGTAAAATGATAAACTAGCATTCGATTTTATATCTGCCAAACTTGATTTGATTTCATAACAAGTGATGTTTCCATCCGATGTAATGGTCATATAGTCCACAAATTCTTTTTTGTCAGTAACGAATTGTCTTGTTTTTACTCCACCTATCTTTACTTCCCTACAACCATAAGTTCCTAATTTGTTAGTATGTTGAAAGATTAGATATTCAATATGGTTTGTGATTGGTGATTTCATTACTCATCCTCCAAATCCACAAATGGATTGATATCTTCATCGATATCGTAGACTTTCGCACTTGGAAAGTTAGAAATTTCATCAAGCAGTCCTTGCATTCGTTGTTTTAATTCTTCGTCCGTGTCGTCCCATAAATTGTCAAACATATCTTCATACCCGTCTTCTTCCATATATTCATATATCCAATTCAATACAGATTTAGCAGATAATTTTATAGTTCTTTCTTTAGAAGTTCGCCAACCGCTTCTCTCATCCTCATTTAACGAGTTCCATTCACGTTTTAAATCGCATACATATATTTGAGAATGGGTATGTTCGTTAAAAACCAAATCATCGTCTTTTATTTCGTTAATTGTTTTCATTTAAGCATCACCTTCCACAAAAAGCTCGATGATTTCTTGTCCAAATAATTTGATTGCACGTTCGGCATCTTCTTCGTTTTTGAAATAACCGAAAAGGCTGAATGTTTCATAAAAATAAATATCGTTACATAAAATATCACCCGTTGTACTCGATTTGTATAAATAATACTTTGCGTCATTTTTATTCCAATTTAGCTTCCAATCCCCGTTACACTCATCACGAAACGCTTTAAATCGTGTGAGTAGGTTTCTGCGTTTTGATTCGAGTTCAGCTGCTTGTTTGGTTCTGAAGATATGTCCTTGACTGAATGCAGCGTCAATCCATGCAAAATTATCCCACTTTCCACAATTAACGATTCCAAATTGGTCAACATAATAAATTTCGTCTCCTTCTTCAAAAATGCGCTCCGCGTACTCTAATGCTTCAATCTTCTTATCTAGTTTTTCTCTTTCTTTCTTAAGTTTTTCTAATTTTTCCATCGTTTATTATCCTCTCATATTCTTCTGGATTGACATCACAATCCCTGCGATTGAACCGATTAACATCAGAATTGATAAAATTGCTACGTGTGTAAACAATGGCAGCATAACTGCAAACCATGTGATTGGCACTCCAACTAATTTAATAATTGCTAAGATCATGCTTAAACTTAATGCTGCTACAAACATATATGTTAGTAGTCCTATTTTTTTACCATCCATGATAGTGATTTCCCCTTTTCAATAATTTCTTGATACGATTCTTGTACAAAATATTTTTCACCTAAATTAGTTGTGATTTTTGTAAACTTAGCACATCCATTTTTTGGTTTTTGTTTAAATCCAAAGACTCTATTAAGTTCAAGTGTCTGTTTGTCTGAATCAGTCATGCAACCTTCTTCAATGTGCGCGATAGCATAAACTGATAAATATAACTTTTGGCCATCGTCCTTTGTTATCTCAATAAATTTCATATATTTCACCTTCCACAAATAGCTTAATTATTTCATTTTTAAAAATAGATGCAGCTTCTTCTGCATGGCCTATATCTTTAAAGTAACCAAAAATATTAAACGGATTATTGTATGCTGTACAAATTACAATGATATCTTTTTCGCTCTCATCCCATTCAATATAAAATTTTTTACTATTAACTTTAAAATCTGGATGCCATCCGTTATTTCTTATGTTTCTGAATTCTTTAATTTTGTATAATAGAACTCTTCTTTTAGCTTCTAGTTTTGCTTGCTCTTCGCTGGCGAATAGATTTCCTTGAGTTAAAACTTGTTCATCAAAAAGCGGCATATATTCATCAACAAAACGTTTTTCTATTGTTGAACCATCTGGATTTAATACATATAACCTGCTGTTCGCTTTAAAGTCATTTTCTAGTTTTTCTAATTCTCTTTTCTTGCGTTGTAATTCTACGTATTGGTTTGTGAGTTCGTTTATTTTACTCATCTTCTCACCTACTTAATAAACTGTTGAAAAAATACAATGTCTGGATATAAAAATGGAGATACTACAAGAATTATCAATGTTAATACACCGATAACAATCAAAAACTTGGTTAACACTTTCAACCTTTTTCCTGCATCTTTTTTAACACTTCCATCCCAAAATGAACCCATTGAATAGTTCATATAATCTACAAACATAAAGATCATTGCTCCAACTCCTAAACACAATAGTCCAGCTAGTATGTTCTGTGTTAACGAGTAGAAAACAGCCTCAGTTCTTAGCTGTGGATATAATTCGATTGCTTTTTCAACACTGACCTGAAGCAAGTCTGCTATTTTACTTAAAATATCTGTATTCATCCTTATTCCTCCACTTTTAGATAAAAATATTTTTTTTAATTCTGATAACTATCGTGTTATCAATGTGTTCTTGTTCCATTGTTGCACTTCCTTTTGGTAGTTCGGAGAGTATATCATATATTGCCTTATCATAAGACACATTTTCGTTACCTGTTCGCTTAATCAACATCTTCAAATGCTTTTCAGCTTTTCTCAAATCTTCATTCATCTTTCCCTTAGAAGGCGCACGCAGCACGTACTTCAAGATATTTCCAACTAGATAACCATCAATCGCATTTTCATATTTTGGTAGAAAGTTATCCATCACTTCAAACACTTCTAATCCGTTAACTCCTCTGTAATGGCTTGGATGGTTAACAGCACTGTTGCTGCGAGATTCTTCCCACTGCTTTTGTCTTTCTTTTGCTATTTTTTCTGATTCGATTGCTGCTTCTTCAAAATTTATGAAACTCATTTAATTCCAGCTCCTTCGAAATATGATTCCAATCTATCCATTATTTTCTTTCTTGTTTGCCATCCGATTTCATACGGATTTCTTAAAAATACATTCAATGTGACTGTTCTTACTTGCAGGATGTCTCTAGCCATGTGTTTGAAGTTATTTTCCGAGTCAGCAATCATTTCCTCGATATCATCTCTGGTCTTCAACAGGATTGAATCGTACAAAGCATCCATTCTGTTATGTCCAATGTTGCTATCCATCTTGTTAATTTTGAAAGGTTTAGGCGCTGCAGCTACTTCAACTACATTGCCTGTCACTCCATGCTCTTTCATGAATTTTCGTGCAGCTCCGTAACTTTTGAATGTCATCGCTTCTTTCTGACTTGCTTTGAATTCAAATGTATACACTGGATGATGTCTATTAAGATATCCCATCATGCTGCTATAATCATTAATTTCCTTAAAGTACATATTTATATTTTTAATTACAAATGCCATACTCTCTCTCCAATTCGGCCATAATCTCTATATGGCTCCTAATTTTTTTCATAATGTCGCTATGTGGTTTGGATGATTGGTAAGTGGCTATTATTACATTATTTCTGTCTTCAATTAGACGGAAGCCGTACAGCTTCTCTAATTGAGCTACTTCCAATGCTTGCCAGATAGCCTTGTCTTTCTGTTCCTTCTGCTGTTCAATGTATGCTGCTGCATATGGAAGATGTTTATACAGGCTCATTGCCTTAATGTTTTTCTGGCATTGTTTAGCTTCCTGCAGCATAACCATTACAGCTCTTGTAGTCCTTAAGCCTTCAGACTTCATAATCTTTTCGAACTCTATCGCATTCAGTGTCATTTAAATTCCTCCACAAAGTCCATACGAGATTTGAAAAATTTGAAAGTAGAATCCATCAAATCTCCTTCCCTGTTCTTCTTGATTGAGAATTTAACTCGTTGATAGCCTTCATGATTGGCTTCTGTTTCTTCGTTGCTCAAGAACCCGACTACATTCGAATCTTGCTCAATAGAACCAGATTCTCTCAAATCACTTAGTACTGGTGACTTATCTTGGCGCTGCTCAACTCCTCGTGATAGCTGCGATAGGATAACGATAGGAACTTGCTGCTCGTTGGCCAAATTCTTTAATTCGCGTGTAATCTGCTCAATCTGCAGCCTTCTGTCACGATTGTTGTTGACTTTAATCAGCCCTACATAATCAATGACTGCCAAGTATTTTCCTGGTGCTTGTCCTGCAGCTCGTTCTTTGATAATTCCTAGAATATGGTTCAATTCAGACACTGTGTCATATACTTTCAAGTCTTTGTGTTTAAAGTATTCGATAGTCGCTCTAACTAGCTCTTTATCTCCATCTTTAAGCATCTTATTCATTTTCCGTAAGTAGTATGTGTTTAATGTCGTCATTTTGGCCACGAATCTGGAAAACACTTCTTTTTTGCTCATCTCCAAGCTAAACAAGTCTACTCTTAAACCTTCGTTTCGTCTTAATGCTCTATCAATTAGATTGATTGTCCAGGCACTCTTTCCGACTGATGGTCTAGCTCCGACAGTAATCAGCATTCCAGGGCCGATGCCTCCGCCTAATGCAGCATCTAATCCACTGAATGTCTTAATGCCGTCTTCAATATCATGCTCAAGCTCATACTCGAATTGCTCGAATGTTTCAGCTAGATCACCAACATTCTTTTTGCGTGAGAGCTTAGAAATTGCATTCAACAGTTCTAACATCTCAACTTCAAGCTTCTTAGTTGGGAATTCTGTATGTTCTGCTTTTACTTTTTCCAACTTAGCTCTTAAATACTCATGATGTAGCTGATTAGCTAGATAGTCTAATCCACTTGTAGTCGCGTTCGCTTGTTGCAGGGCCATCAGATACTCATATCCGATAGTCTTATCTTTTAATTCAGCTCTTAATTTAGCGAACAGCTCCATCAATCCATCTAAACGACTGCCGTTATTATTCAAGATTTCAAAGATCGTTTTGAAATTGTTATCCGTAAACCAATCGGCTTGCAGATATGTTGATTGCGCTTTGTCAAAGTCATTCAACAATGCTGCTATGATTGATTTTTCTAGTTCATAGTGATTCATATCAAGCCTGCCATTCTGAGCCAAATATAGCTCTCATCTTATCTGCTACTGATTGTCCAGAAGCTTCTTGCTGATTCACTCTAGCCGGTGCCTCGTTTAAATAGTCCTCGAACTTCTCGCTGAATAGCGTTCTTGGTCTGAGATATTGATTCATCTTTTCGTTGTTTAGCCATTGAGAGCATTTGATGTCAATCACTCTCTCAAAGTCTTCAACTGTAAAGCCATTATCTAGCAGCTTGTGGACTAGCTGTGCAGTCTTCTTAGTCTTAACAGAGTACTTCTTACCTGTTTGCTTATTCAGATAATCAATGATATGTTTAGTCTCATCAGTCCATACAACCTTAGGCGGTTTCTCCTCTGAGACATTATTATTCTCTGTAGTACTCTCCTGGTAGTCTCTGGTATAGGTCTGTTCATTTTGAACACATCCATCTGTGCAATCTGAACACATCGTCTGTTCATTTTGAACACATCGACTGTTCACTCGTTGATAATCAATAGTGAACCATTTTGTTTTGTCAAATTTCTTTTTATTAAAGTTCCCTATTTTAATGATTTTTTGTTTCTCTAAACTTCCTAGAGTTCGTCTGATAGTCATCACTGACCAAAAAGGAAACTCTGTTTGCCATTCTTCAAGCGTTTTGTAAAACCACTTAACTCTTTTAAATTCATTGGAACTCTTCAGTAACCAATAATGCATTTGTTGGAGCATAATCGCCTCATTTAAGCCGATTTCTTTAGCAAGCGATGGCAGTACTTGTAAAGGTGGTTCGTTAATTAATAACCGACTCATTGAATATCCCCTTCCAACGTGTTATAATAACTTTAATTAATATTTGTATGACGGCTTTTATAAGTCGTCTTTTTTTATACATTCAAAAGCTCTCTTGCTGTATCGTATGCATCCTCTAGTGTTGAATGAGTACTGCTGCTTTTGTAATTTCCAAGAAATACAACCAATCGATACTTTCCATCGATGAATCTTATTTCCCCTCTTAGTTCACTTCCAACCATTACATCAAATTCAGTATCATCAAACATATTTTCAATTAGACTTAACATAAAATGGATCATTCTTTCTGACTTGTTCTAGGTGGTCGTAATTTTGATTTGTTGCACCCACCCATAAATGCATAAATGCAATTATTCCAACGGTTGCTAAGCCTAAATAACTGAGAAATTTTAAATACTTTTTGATGAAGTTCTTGTTGAATTCTTTCCAGAACTTTTTTCGTTGCAATCTTTTGGTTCTGCTAATCTCAACTCGTTTCATGCTGTCCTCCTTAAATTTTGAATTTAGCCATGAACTCATCTAAATCCCTGGCATCGTATCGAATTGTTGCGCTTCCGCTTGGCCTCTTAATTACAATTTGCTTCAAACCCATCGATACACACTCATCAAAGTCTCTATCGTCTATTCCTCCGATATAGGCTTTCGCCTGTTTCTTGTTTAAGTATCTTTGTTGAGTGTTATTCGTTGGCAATCGTTCTATCGCATTCGCTACGATTTCAACGACCTTTGAATTCAGAGTCGTTTCGAAATCTGCGCTTAATAAATTCACTGCTCTTCTCCTTTCGTTAAAAAAAATTCATACTCTTCAAGTCTTCTTTTTATCTTTTGTTTAAAAGTCCATAAAGTCACAAAACATAATCCTGATAAGATGATTGCTATTGTTAATGCGATTTTATTGAAGAAAACAATAGCTATAACTAAAAAAACAAATGCTAGAAAACTTAAACATCCGAATCCTTTAGCTAGTTCTGGATTTTCTTTTATAACTTGTTTAGTAACCATTCTTTCCATATTTTCACCCCATTTTTTCTTCAAATTTAACTAAATTAGCTGTAATATTGATTTTTGTACTTTCAATTTTTTCTAAAGTTTCTTGTAATTGCGCTGTTTGTTTTGCAGCATCGATAAGAAGTTTTTTTAACTCTTGTAAATTTTCTAATTCAAATTTGATACCTAGACTTGAAATCATTTTTATTCTCCTATTCATTTTCTTTCATATTGTTGTAACCCGCTTTCAGATTTATAATCATATTTAGGAAAGGGGGTGTTTATATGTCTAAACCAATTAAACCTGGTACAGATAACCAGCCAAAAGGTACATATCAAGAAGTTGGCCCTAAAGGCGGTGCTGTAAATCGACCTCGTGTTGTTCATATTGATAAGGGAGACCGTCTTCCTCCTACTCAAAAACCTGGGAACAAATGGGTCAAAAAATAGTTTTATTGGGTCGTCTCTTAAGAGATGACCTTTTTAATTTTCCAGAAGCAAAAACACCAACTTAGAAAATTAATTTGTAACCAAGATTCTGCGTACTTGATTCCATCTTCCTCGTAAAATGTCATGTAATGGTGCATTTATTTCATCTCCTAACTAATCATATTTAGGGGTAATTCTGACTCTAAAACCTTCTGCACTGTCAACATCATCTTTCGTGATGACTGCAATGGTTTTAGGGTCTTTTTCGTCTGTTTCTACAACTATTTTTGTAATATCCGATAACGCTTCGATACTCATTTTCATTTCCTTCTTTCTTGTTTAATGTATTAAACTTTATTTCAAAAAAATTTTCTGGATTGGAGTATCCAATGCACGAGAAATTTTTACAATCGTTTCGATGGTTGTGTTCTCAACACGCTTTCCTGATTCTAACTCTGAAATAATACTTCTGCTAACTCCAGATTTTAAGGACAGCTCTTCTTGAGACATATTCAACTCTTCTCGTCTTTGTTTTATATTGTAACTAACGCTCATTTAATCCCTCCTCTCAGTTCACTCTAAGTTTAATACAGTAAACTAACTCTGTCAAGTATATTAAACAAAAATATTTTTATATTAAGCAGTCTTTCAACTGCTTAAATAAATTCTATCTTTTCTCATCTCTACTAATCCATATAAATGCTAGTAGGACAAATAAAAATGCACTGATACCTTGTAGCATAATTTCCACGTTCATGATATACTAGCACTATTGAGGAGCTAAGCTCCTCGGTGCTAGACGGATGAACAGCTTACTTAATTTCTCTTATGCTTGCGTGCTTTCTGAGAATTTTGAGGCTGTTCTTTTTGTTTACAAACTTTTATCAAGCTTGCAAGTCCCACTAGGAAAGTTCCTAGTGCCGTTAGAAGTTCGCTGACTTCTTTCATCACGTTCTCCTTTCTGATTCGTTAAGGCTTAATCAACCTTACATATATAGTTTAATACATTAAACATGTTTTGTCAAGCAAATTAAACAAAATACTTTGTAAATTTGTTTAATTTATTATACAATCTATTTAAGAAAGAGGTGTTTTATATGAGATTAGAAGAGCGTATTAAGCAACTAAGAATTAATAAAAATATGACAATGCAACAGTTAGCAGATTTATCTAATTTAACTAAAGGATATATTTCAATGCTTGAAAAGGGCTTAAATCCTTCTACTAAAAAGCCGATTGTTCCTTCATTAGAAACAGTTCAAAATCTTGCCAATGCGTTTAATATGACTTTAGAAGAACTTTTAGAAGGTGTTGAAGGTAATGTGTCTCTCGCTCGAAATGATTCCATTATGACTATCTACACCCAACTCACATCCCAACGACAAGAACGCGTCTACAATTACGCGGAAGAACAACTCAACGAGCAGAATGGACAAATACAAGAAGATAATATAATTCCTATCGTTTTTGGCCGTCAATCTGCAGCAGGCTCTATGATATACGTTGATGACGTGGATGCAGAAATGGGCGTACTTCCATCCTCTGTTGTTCCAAGCGGTGCTAATGAATTAGTTCAAATTACTGGAGATTCAATGGAACCTATCATCAAGAAAGGCTCTGAAGTATATTTAAGATATCAGCCGACTGTGGAGGATGGTGAGATTGCTATAGTTCGAGTTGAAGACGATGGGGTAACTTGTAAGTATTTATATCGAGATGGTCAGAATATTATTCTTAAGTCAGAGAACCCTGAATATGATGATATCGTTGTTGA